GATGGCGGCGACGGCTCCGGCGGGGGAGGCCTGAAAGAGCCGAAGCAAGGCTCCTTCGACAAGACCATCAAGGAATACGACGACGCCATCGCCAAGGCGCAAAAGGACTTCCAGGAACTGCAAGGCAAGTTCGAAAGCGTCCTCGCTTCCAAGTTCGATATTCACCTGGGCACCGGCGGCGGCTCCCTGCCGTGTTGGGACTTTACCGCTCTCGGTCAGCGCTACGACGTCTGCCTCACCCAGTACGCCCAAGAACTCTCCGTCATCCGCTACGTGGTGCTGTTCATCGCCGCGATCCTGGCCGGATGGATCGTTTTCTATCGCTCCTGAGGAAACGCCATGGACATTCCCTTTCTCTCCGACATTCTCGCCTGGATGCAATCCCTCTGGGACTTCCTCTACAGCGGCGTCTATGACTTCGTCACCGACGCCTTTGTCCTGCTGACCAAGATGGCCATCAAGGGCTGGTTCGAGATGCAATTGTTCGTCGCGGAAATCGGCTACAAGGCGTTCCGCGAAGTCGTCGGCGGCATCGGTATCGGCTCGACCATCACGTCCTATTACTCGTCCCTGGACGGCGACCTGCGCTCGCTGCTGGCGTTCTTCGGCCTGCCGGACGCGGTGAACATGATCTTCGCCGCCATCGGCACGCGCTTCTCCATGTCCTTCATCCCCTTCATAGGTAAGTGATATGGCGATCAAGATTCATCACGGCCCGAACGGCTCCTACAAGACCTCCGGCGCGATCCAAGATGACCTGATCCCCGCGATCAAGAAAGGCCGCGTCATCATCACCAACGTGCGCGGCCTGACCCGCGAACGGATCTTCCAAGTGATGCCGGAGACGCCCTCCAGTTGCGACGTCATCAACCTCGACCTCGAGGACCTGGATGACATGGAAAAGATGCGCACCTGGTTCATGTGGGCGCCGCGTGGCGCGTTCATCATCTTCGACGAAACCCAACTGATCTTTCTGAAGTCCTGGCGCGAAGCCGACCTCAAGCGCTTCGACTTCCCGGACGGCCCGGAAGCGGCTAAGGCAGCCGGGCGGCCCATGGGCTGGCTGGATGCCTGGACCCGGCACCGGCATTTCAACTGGGACATCATCCTCACCACGCCGAACATCGCCTATATCCGCGACGATATCCGCATGACGGCGGAAAAGGCCTATCTGCACTCCAACCTCGCCGTCATCGGCATTCGGGGCCGCTACAAGGAAAGCCAGCACTCAGCGCAGGACAACAAACCGCCGGCCCGCGACGTGATCGTCGAGATCAAGAAAATCCGCCAGGAGACCTTCGCCCTCTATGAATCGACAGCCACCGGCTCCGTCACCGACACCATCGCCGGCAAGAGCCTTTTTAGACAACCTAAGATTCTTCTATTCATGGCAATTCCGGCCCTTGCTATTGGGTCTGTGGTTTATGACGGCGGACCTCGTCTGCTCATGGGCGACCCTGTATCGCCGCCTGCTGCTGGAACTGCTGCGCCTGCTCAAGCCGGTCCTGCTGTGGGTGCTGCGCGTGCTACTGGTGCGGCTGGTCCTGATGCTGCTGATGATGTACCTGGGCACCGAGGCGTTCCGGGCGCTGCTCCTGTAGGGCATCCCTTCGCCGGCCGCGACTTCATCGTCAAGGCAACCCTGCTGTCCGCCTCCGGGCGCCGCACCTATCTGTTCGCCGTCCGGGGCCAGGATGGCAGCGAATTCACTCTCACCGATCGCGACCTGACCGACACCGGCTATGCCGTGGTGCCGCGGGGCAACTGCGCCGCGGAACTGAGCTTCAAGGGCGGTTGGTCCGGCTATGCCGCCTGCGCCGGGCGTAGCGCCTTGGGCAATGTGCCGCCGGCTCAGACCGCCGCGCCGAACGTGCCGCCCGCTGCCGCGAACGGCGCCGCCGTGCGGGTGACGGTGGTTCCTGACACCAGCCGCTTGCCGCGCTCGATCAACTGAGGGGGAGCCGATGAACTGGACAAACTATTTCGCCGCCCTGGGGCTGGCGTTCCTGGCCTATCTGGCGGGCTTTTTCTTCGCGGTGGCGGTGACGCCGACGGGGCCGGTATGGCCGCTGTAGCCGGCCTGGCCGGGGCGCGCGCGAACGGCTCGTCTCGGAGTGAGCAAGCGCCACGGCGGGGCCGGCTGACGCCCCTGTAACACGTCAGATAAGCACCCCGCGATTTGGACATTAATGGACATTGTTAGGTGAAACCATGAAGAAAGTGACCCATCAAAACCGCCTCCTGCTGCAACCCGACGGACAACTGCTGGATTCCCCCAAGGGACGGCTCTTCGTTGATTCCATGACGGGGGCGTTCACTGATCTGTCAGGCGTGCGCATTCTGCGTTGCGGCGTGGATACGGTGCGGCAGTTGTACAACGGCAAGTTGCGCCCGGAAGTCATGGCGCTGTTTGACCTCTCGGTGGATGTGGTCGAGTTCGCCGGCTACGAATGGTCCAAGGGCCGTATCGGTCGCGACTCCGGCTATCAGTACCGTCTGCAGAACGCAGAATTGGGGCTGATCCTGCTGATCAAGAATCACAACATCAAGGTCGATACCCTTGGCTCGCACCTCAAGATCGAGGTGTCGCCCCATGCCCTCGACGGTGCCGACCCGCATATCCTCCAGGGCGTGCTGGATGACTTGGCCGCTGCCGTGCTGAGCCACTGCGAGACCAACCAAGCCGCTGTGCATATCGCCCTGGACGTACAAGGCTGGAAACCGCCTCGCGATCTGGTGGATCGCATGCATTGCCGCTCGCGTCGGGTGCGGCAAATCAGCGGGATCGAGCGGATCGAATTCGACGGCAACGCCTCGGTCTACGGGCGTGGCGAGACGTACATGTTCGGCTCGGCCAACGGCCTGCAACTGTCGATCTATAACAAGACCCTCCAGGCTCGGGCCACCGACAAGCTCGACTATTGGGAAAGCGTGTGGGCCACCCTGAACGGGGATCCGTTCGGCGATGGCGACCCGGCCTATAACCCCCTGGAAACGGTGTGGCGGCTCGAATTCCGCTTCCATCACTCCATCGTCCAGCAGTTCTCCGAAGGCTCGCGTATGGCCTCGGGGGAGGTCATTGGCTGCCGCACCTATGAGGGGCTTTGCCCGCACCTGCAAGGACTGTGGAACTACGCCTGTGAAAGCTTCAAGCTGCTGAGCCGGACGGCGGTCTACGATCCGTTCTGGAGCCTGATCAGCCAGGACGCCCGCGTCCAGGTCGAGTGCGATCCGCTGATCGAGCGCACCGAGTACCGGCGCTATTACAAGACCGCCAAGGGCTTCAGTGGGCGTAACTGCGAGATGTTCCTCGGCCAGTTCATCAGCCTGATTGCGCGGGAGCGCATCCCTGCAAAAAAGGCTATTGAGTCCGCCCGCAAACTGGAGTTCTGGCACGTTATCGAAGACCACTATCTCGCCAAGGGTTGGACTCGTCGCGATCTGGAAAGGCATATCCACAAGCTCATGTGTGATCGGTATCTACGGCGGGGATACGCGATCTGATGGCGATCACCAAGCTTGAGGATGGCCGCTGGCTGGCCGACGTTGAACCGATCAAAGGCAAGCGTTTTAGGAAGCGTTTCAAGACCAAGGGCGAAGCCCAGCGGTTTGAGGCGATGGTGCGGACAAAGCATGCGCGACAGCGGGAGTGGAACCCCGTTCAGCAAGATAAGCGACTGCTGTCGGAACTTATAGAGCGTTGGTATGAATTGCATGGGCACTCGATTACCAGCGGGAGGCGTCGTAAGAATCTGCTATTGCTGATCGCGTCTCGCCTGGGCGACCCGGTGGGGCAGAGGTTCACCACTGCTGATCTGGTCGCGTTCAGGAAGCGTGAGTTGGAGGAGGGCGCTTTACCTAGGTCTATCAACGTTCGCTATTCGTATCTGAAAACAGTATTCACCGAGCTTCGTAGGCTCGGCGATATCGACTATCCGAATCCTTTGGATCGTCTCAAGCCGTTGAAGCCTCAACAGTCGGTTGTATCGTTCCTGTCTAAGGATCAGGTAGCGGTGTTGGTGTCAGCGCTCCGGGACTATTCGACCTTTCCCCACTTGGCATTGATTTCAGAGGTCTGCTTGGCGACGGGGGCTCGCTGGTCGGAAGCGCAAGGGTTGACTCTGCCCATGGTCCGGGATGGATCGGTGGTCTTCTCCAATACCAAATCAAAGCGTGTTCGATCCGTACCAATCTCGACAGACTTGCAGGCTCGACTTGAGAAATATTTCGCCGGTCGGAATCGCTTTCCCTCTTGTCGGGAGGCGTTTGCACGGATGGTGAAGCGTTGCGGTATCGTACTGCCAAGAGGGCAGTGCACCCATGTGCTACGCCATACGTTCGCTTCCCACTTCATGATGAACGGTGGAAACATCCTGGCGCTGAAAGAGATTCTTGGGCATTCGTCGCTGAACATGACCATGCGCTATGCGCATTTGTCGCCGGAATACCTGCGGGACGCTATTCGACTCAACCCGCTGGCGGATTTCGACAGTTCTTCGACACTTGCCGAGACGTCCTAGATTTTTCCTTTGCATATCAATTAGTTATGAGCGCTGATTCGGCTTTGCCGATTTGTGCGTAAAATAGCCAGCTTTTCTCCTCGAACACCCGGATTCCAGAGCACCATGGGCACCCTTTCGGTCAATCAGAACAAACTGCAGAAGCGCCTGCGCCGCCTGGCCGGCGAGGCCATCACCGACTTCAACATGATCGAGGATGGCGACAAGGTCATGGTCTGCCTGTCCGGCGGCAAGGACAGCTACACCATGCTCGACATCCTGCTCTACCTGCAGAAGGTCGCGCCGATCCGCTTCGAGATCGTCGCGGTGAACATGGACCAGAAGCAGCCCGGTTTTCCCGAGCACGTCCTGCCGGAGTACCTGAAGTCGATCGGCGTGGAGTACCACATCGTCGAGAAGGACACCTACTCGGTGGTCAAGGAGAAGATCCCGGAAGGCAAGACCACCTGCTCGCTGTGCTCGCGCCTGCGCCGTGGCACGCTGTACACCTTCGCCGACGAGATCGGCGCGACCAAGATGGCCCTCGGTCACCATCGCGACGACATCCTCGAGACCTTCTTCCTCAACATGTTCTACGGCGGCACCCTGAAGGCCATGCCGCCGAAGCTGCTGGCCGACGACGGGCGCAACGTGGTGATCCGGCCGCTGGCCTATTGCAGCGAGAAGGACATCGAGGCCTATTCCCAGCTCAAGGAGTTCCCGATCATCCCCTGCAACCTCTGCGGTTCGCAGGAGAACCTGCAGCGCCAGGTGGTCAAGGAAATGCTGCTGGAATGGGAACGCAAGTCGCCGGGGCGTACCGAGATCATGTTCCGCGCCCTGCAGAACGTGGTGCCGTCGCAACTGGCCGACCGCAACCTGTTCGACTTCGCCAACCTGCGCATCGACGAGAACGCCACGCCGCGCTTCCTCGACGTGATGAACCTCTGA